TAGCTATTTACGGGAACGGTCGAAACGGTCGCGCAGCCGCTCGTCACGCTCAGGATCAGGAATAGCAACGGCAGCTTCGCCCAGTTCGATTTGCCTGTTAATTGCATCGTTCGCTTCCTTGATGGCTTCTTGACGCCCTTGCTGTTTCCAGCGGCGTTCTGCCCAAGCACCCAACAGCTTGTCTAGAACACCCAGCAAGAGCGTCAGAAACTTCATTATTCTGCGGGCTTAACTACAGATTTTTTGCTTACAACAGACCACACAGCAACGCCGATGGTCGCTATAGCCCCAGCCAATGCTTCAGCCGTTGCACCGTCGATGAGACCTTTTCCTGCCAGATAGCCAAAGCCAGCCGCAGCAACTGTACGAACGATCCCAAATAATTGATCCTTATTCATGTCATTTTCCTTTCGGATAGGACTTCCAAGGCAGTTCCCAATGCGGGCCATCCTTGAACGTCCGCCAATCGCCGCCCCACTGGAGCGGCACTTTTTCAGCCGCCGCAGCGGCCTTCACAATCTTGGCTAGCCGATGATAGAGCGGCCAGTCCCAAGATACTTTACCGTCGATCAGCGGTGCTAAATCGACAGCGTGTCCTGTAATGTGACGTGAGTTCATCGTCTTCGACGCGCCCTGCTTGACTAACTGCGTCTGGCGCGCGACGGTACGCAAGCCTTCTAGCACCGTGAAGTCAAGGTCCGACATTGCAGCGGCTTTCTTGACAACGCGGACAAGGTCTGGATGCACGCCCTCAAGCCGCGACAGTGACCGCGTGCCAAGGACGATGCTCATGCACCAGCCTTTATCAGTATGCCGATTAGCAGCAGAATGATCGTACCGGCCACAGACATACCTATGGTTTCAAGACGCTTCAACCGCGCGCAGATACTCTCATACCGGAACGCGCAGACCTGTTCGTGCGTGTTGAGTTGTGCTTGGGTCTGGTCGATAGAAGACATGGATTAGCGCCTCATCATGTTATTGTTTTGAGGTTCACGGCCTGTCTGCACACCGATCATCTGTAGTATACGCAGCGCCTCTGGCGACATATTCTCAAGAATATTGATGCTGCGCTGGCCTGCGGGTACGTAACCCAGCAGCGCGCTTGCACCTTCAGGCGTGGCGAAACCGCGCTCCAACGCTTGAACACTACGCGGGCCGAAAAACTTTTGCTCTGCCAATATTGCAGGGCGCTCTACAAAACTGCCAAGCCCAAACGGTACACTACGGCCAAACTCAGCCATAATGTTTACAGGCGGTTCCATTATGTTGGCCGCGCGCGCTTGCGCTCCGGAAGTCATACGGTTTTTAATGAACGTCGCTGTGCCTAAGTCGCTGGCGACATCTTGCAACGCCGGCATCCGTGAAGGGCCTTCGGGGATAGCAGTAGGGCGCGGCTGCCCTAGCCGGACAGGACCGGGCATTTCAAGCGCCTTTGGTCCTAACGCATCTGCAATACTGTCGCGGCCCTTACCAAAAAACCGCTCAACAATATCTGTGCGGTCGCCGCGCATTAGCCGCTGGTACTGTTCCGGCTGGTCTACCGCCAATTTGCGGGCAAAATCTGACAGTTCAATACGCCGCGCTTCGTCCATGCCTGTCGAAAACGTATTAAAATATTCTTGCCACCGCTTCCCGCCGGCTGTTTTTATTGCGTCATCTACCAGCGGGCGGAAGGCGCCTACAACTTCAGCGGTGCGTTTGCGAATAGCATCTGGCGTGCGGCCTGACAGTAGCCGCTCAACAATGCCGCCAGCGTCTTTACGCAGTTCGTACAGATCAAAGGCATCTAAGATGCCGTTGTTTTGCTGCGCGAGGCTGTCAACTTGGTCCGCGAAGCCGGTCAATATGCCTGCTTTTTCAGGGTTAGCGCGCTCCACCGCCGCCATCTGACGCAAACGGCCCGAAAGAACATTTGGGTCTAATGGTTGAACACCTGCGGCGCTCATGTCAGCTAAACGCTGTTCCGCGGAACGGGCTACTGCACCAGCTTCAAGGCTACGTTCAGCAGCTTCGCCACCGAAGCGTTCCAAACCGGCGACAATCTCACGCTGCCGTTTTATATCGGCAGGTAAACGCAAACCACTTTCACGGATAAGATTTGCACTTCTGGCGTTCGCCGCGAGAAGACGCCGCGCGTCGTCCGTTTCAGCCGACGCAAGTTGACGGGCTGCTGCCGCTTCTTGCTGCGCGGCCATTGCGTTACGCGTGTTGACGTTGACGCCTTCTAGCGTTTCACGCATAATCGGCACTGCTTGCTCAGATGTAACTGCCCGCTGGGTGCTTGCGGCCCGCTTGCTGGCTTCGCGTGAACCGCCGCCAGCAGCAGCGTCCAGCGTAGCTTGCATAGCCGCTTCTTGCCCGCGTGCGATGTCATCCAGCACGCCTGTCCCGCTACCTGATTTAGCTACAAGTTCGCCTGTGGCAAAAAAAGTATCTGCGTCGATGCCGATGCGCGCAAGAATTTGTGCTGGCGTACCTTTACCACCTTTACGAAACGCCTCGCGGGCGGCTTCAACATTAGAGCCTAACGCCTGACGGAAAATACGAGCCGCGCGCGTTTCTCCTACGCGGCCTTTAAGCATATCCCATACAGGGCCGGCGCCGTAACGTCCGACTAGCGGGATCATAGCGACCGCCGCGCCCACAGCGCCGCCTTCGTCAAGTTGCTGGTCTAAGACGGCGGATGTCGCAACGCCCGCAGTAGCCCCACCAGCTATACGCAATGCTGCGTCCACAGCACGGGCTAAGGGTTTTGTAGTTTGGACACCTGTTGCAAAACCGCTAGTCGTCAAGGCGGTTGTGACCGGCGCTATTTTTGGTATCACTTTACCAGCTAACTGCAAAGGTTTGGCAGCCGCGGTAGCCGGCGCCACTAGACCTATGATCTGCCCGCCGACGCGCCCCGTCTCTGCCGTTTTCGGATTAGTGCGTACAAACGGCTGGTACGTAGACAGACTTTTATTTAGCTCGCGTTCAGATGCGCGGCGCAGGCGGCCACCTAAATCGGTCGCGCCAGCATATTCAAGTCCTTCGCCGATTAAACGTCCGGTGCCAAAGATAGCTTCGTCTATCCCCCGCGTCAGACCCATACCAAAGGTTTCAACTTTACCTAGCGCGCCTTCTTTTGGCTTGCGCGATGAACCGCGGGCTTCAGGATATGCCTTTATCACCGCCGCTTCGACTTGCGCCTGCGTAGACCCTACGGGTGCCTTAACCCTATACTTTTTACCGTTTGGGGCTTCGACTAAAAAAGTTTTTTGTGTGGGTGCCATTATTCGTCCACTTCCGTCACGGTAAATCCGCCTGCTTTGCGCCCGCCTTTAGTAGGTGTGCGCGGCTGCGAACTGGTTACAGGTGGTTTCCAATCTTTCCCTAAGCGATACCCGTAGCTTTGGCGGTAACGGTTTACTAATCGGTCGCGCACTTGCTTTAGTCGCTCTTCGTATATGCGTAGGCTTTCAAAAAAGTCTTCTTCATTTTGTGCTTGGCCTAAAGCACCTATGCTTTCCTTAAGCAAACGGATGTCTGCGTCAGAGACGTTGCCTAACGCGCCGCCCGTAGGTGAGTTGATCCGCATTTCTTGAAGGGCATCAAAAGTAGCTGACGCAACCAAAGTATCATATATCTGTTGCGCGCCGCGCGCGCGACCAAAATTAGGTGTGAACGCGTCTAGCGGGCCTATGACGCGTCTCGCCGCTGGGTGCGCTATAAAGCGTTTAATATCCGATAGGCGGTTATTGACTGTCGTATACGCGGCGTCGAATTGCGATTGCGCGTCGGAGAACGACGCGTCTTTTTCGGCCCGAAGTTGAGCGGTTTTGGTTTTGCCAGCAATTACTGGTTCAGCCCCAACGCGAACGTCTTGTTTGCCGCCTTCTTCCGCTGCCGCCTGACCACGTATAATGTTTGGTGAAACCTGCGCCGATCCGGGGTACGGTGCCATATTTGGGTTGCGGCCTTTAACTTGCTGACCAACCTGATATTGCGCCAGCGTCTGTTCCATAGGCGGCGCGCCACGCAGGCCAGCGGTCTGTGACTGCGGCGCTGGTCCACGCAGATCAGCAAACTGCGATTGGGGGCGCTGACCCATTCCGTCGGGTTGCAGCGTAATGTTATTGGCCCGGATCATATCCATGAACGGCTGCTTGTTCTGCTCTGGCGCCAACGCCATAAGCTGATCAAAGTCCGCCTGCGCCATCATGCCCGTCTTAACCGCAGTGTCAACAATCTGCTGCGCCACTTCAGGTGTCATCTGCACGGCGCCTGCGCCGGCCATACCGCCGCGCGTAAAGGACGCCGGCGACGTAGGCATACCAGAAGGAATGTTACGTGGGTCCATTCCTTGGTCCATCAGGTCTTGCGGTGTTGTGTTAGCGCCGCGCGTCGCGCGCATTGATGTGCCTGCTGCGGCGGTCGGCGTTGCAGGCGGAACCGATTGTGGGCGTGCCATGTCAGGTTGGTCAGTGATGACGCCAGCGCGTATCTTGGCAGGGTCAAAACCGCCTTGGTCTATAATGATTAAGTTACCGTTCGCATCAAACTCGCTCTTCGATGTACGCTGCGGGATGTTCTTGTCGATATACTTGTCAGCTTCAGTGATGAGGTAGTTCATGATGTCGGGGTTAAACGTAGGCGCGACTTGGCGGATGGTAGCGCCAAGCTGCGGGTCCGTGGCTTCCACCATATCCACCCAGCTTTGATAGCCTTCTTCGGAACGGGAGCCTAAAACAGCCACACCGATATTGCGAAGACGTTTCATGTCGTTGACCATAAACGACTGGTCTTTTTCGCGCATAGACGCCTGTTGCGTCTGTATCGCGCGGTCTTCGCCGGCGCGCGCAAAATCCATCTCCTGACGTATGCGCTGGCCTTGAAGTTGCGCCGCCTCCGCCTGCCGCGCCATGTTCATCATGTTCGCAAACTGCGCGGTTTGACGCGAAGGATCAGCAATCTGTGGGTTACGCGCTTGAAGGGCTATCATTTGGTTTGGCATATCATTAACCTCTTGGAATACCCGGCAGATAGTTGCCGGTACTGGAGCCGAAAGCGTTCCCCGGAGAAACGCTGCCGCCGCCCGGCGAACCGCCGCCGTAATAGTTTATCATAGCGTTCTGCATTGGTATCTGCGACGCAATAGAACCAATCTGGCCCAGCGCGCCTGACAGCGCGTTAGCCTGACCGATGTAACCTGACGCGCGGGCTTGCCCTGCGTTGTACAGGTTCGACGCTTCGTTCTGGCCCATCTGTCCAGCCGCACCCGTAAGCACGTTAGCCGCCGATTGGCCCGAACCCATCAGCGATTGCAGCGGGTTAAGGCGCGCCGACCGCTCGACTTGGAAACGATTAAATGCGTTCTGGTACTCTTGGCTTGCCAAGTCCTGACCGAAACGCTGGATACCCTTCATGGTGCTGCCCGACATGAGATTGCCGCGTGCTGCTGCCGACCGTTCAAGCGCCTTCATGCCTTCCGATTGACGGAAGGCGTAGCCGGGGTCTTGTTGGAATTGATCGGTGCCAAAGGCTTTCGCCATGCTGCCGTAGCCGGCAGCGGTCTTGTCGCCGCCGATACCCAACAACTGCATAATCTCTTGCTGCGCGGTCATCCCGCCTTGGCGAAATGGCTCTTGCAGTTCGATCTGCTTCTGGAACATCCGCTCTTGGGCGGCGTTAGCATCTGCCGCCGCTTGCGCTTGGGTCTTAGCGGCGCTTTTAGCGCCCTTGGCGGCCATCGCGCCGCCGGCTACCGCCGCGGTCCCTGCGATCAATGCTGCTCCGACTACAGGTGCGATTGGCATTATCTTAACTCCATCCGGTAAATTCGGTAAAGTGTACCGAATGTCTCTATCATTTCATCGGTCTTTTGCATACCCCCTTGACGGGCGTAACGTATGACGTGTTTACTATCTGGCTCAATTTTAGTCCACAGCTTTTCCGTGCCGTGACTGCGCGCGTAATCTAGCATAGCCGTCCGCGCATCGTTCGCCCATTTACCCCTGCCTTCAGGCAGGATAAACGTATGTACTTCGCGGACGCCGGGTGACGTTTCATCCAATAGAAACCCGCCGTGTTCGCCCATCAAGAACCAGTTGCCCGGCATATCCACGAGTATCCGCGTGTCTATATCGCCGTCAACGCCGCCGCCGACATAGGGGCGCACTGAAGGATCGTTTACGACCTTGTTAATAAACGCAGTGTCGTAACTACGCTCCAGCATTAGCTAACCAGACGGCCTGACGCGCGGATGTTGATGGCCGACGCCGTGCCAGCGATTGTGCTGATGAAGCCATTGTTAGGTAGCACATGGCCGACCAGTTCAGGAAAGGTGTAAGTCTCAGACGGCTGGAGCGTTTTGGTCTTGACAATCAAGTTATCGTTGCCGGCGCTGCCCGCAGCCGAAATCAAGTTGACGCTGATCGTCGCAGCCGAGACGCTGTAGTTCGTCGCGGTAAACTTGTCGATGATCGTCTGCACGCCGTTCGACGTGTACTGCGTCGTCTGGCTGTTTTCCGCTGTCTTGGCGGGAATGATATTACTAATTGATACGGCCATTTATACCTCCAAGGAACTCACGTTGTCAGTCACGGTCAAAATAATTGATGGGACGGCTGGGTGAACAGCCGTGGCAGGGTCTGCGTGCAGCGACACGCCGGTGTTGTCTACTTCCCACATCAACTCAAAATAATCGCCTGCGTTCATCTGTAGCAGAAAGTTCCACGCTGCGACATCCTCAGTGTTGTTTCCTTGAATACGAACGACGGTCGCGCTGTTGGTTACGTCGGTGCCATTCTTGCGTAGCCACACCCAAACGCGGTGAGCGCCGCCGCCAGTGTTAATAAACTGCGCGGAAAATTGTATGTTGTAGATGTTAGAGCGGTCAACATAAATGCGCGACGTTGGTGTGCCGCGTGTGACGCCGTAAGTTATATCGGTGGCGTTAAACGTCATGGCATAGGCCGTGTTAATGACAGCGGCGGTCTGATCGGTCGTGTCGTAGAACGAGCCATAGCGCGGCGAGATAAATTCTTTTGGTGGCGGCGCTAATGCCAGCGCCTGAAGCTGCGTCTGAATGACCGCGATTTCGCTTTCCGACGCGGCAGGCGGTGCGCTGGCGGTAGCTTGCGCGAGGCTGTTTACCTTAGCGTCTACATCTGCCGTCGCGCTGCAACAGTCAGGCGCGCTCTCTGTGGTCTGCGCCAGCGACTCCAGCATAGCGTCGTAGGACGCTATCAGCGATGTAGCGTCAGGCGCTAACTCGATTTCATCTTGGTTGGTCTGCGTCGCAGTCAACAGCGATAGAAAGAACCGATACCATTCACGGCTGATAGCGCCTGACCGCGGGTCGATCAGATCGACGCGCGGCGGCGTTAACTGTGTAGGGTTAATCGGTGAAAGCGCCATTAGGCCCGCGTCCCTGACAGCAGCAGTTCAGCACCCATGATGTAGATGCGTACAGGATCAGTCCCTGACGCCTCGTAGACGCGGTCGCGTATCTTCAGTGTCGCACCAAGGCGGCGCCAGATCGTGCGGTAGCCAGACCGGCCAATCTGCCCCATCGACTTCCAGTGTTCGTTCGACCATGTGTGACCGCCATCGTCGGACCAACGCAGCATCACTTGCGGATTGCTGCCTTGGCCGTTGTTCAGACCAACGCCTGTCTCGCAGTCAAGCTGCATGGAGTGCTGGATAGTACGGGCGAGGTTGTTAGCGCCTGTCGGCAGCGCCCGCCACGACCGCAGCCATTTCTGCGG